CTTAATCAACTCGAAGACATTCGTAAGCAAAAAAGCCAGCCACACCTTGATGCTCAACGCAATTACATGGAGATATTTAAAAAAATAGCCAACCCTGTTCAGACAGCATTGCGCCAGCTGGGTGACGCTGTAAATGCTTTTGAATCGCAGGTACAAAAGCAGCAAGAGGAGGCAAAGCTAAAGGCAGCGCAGGAATTAAACTTGCAAAAGGCGGAACAAGAAAAGGTGCTGGAATTAAATAACGCAATTAAAAACCAAATTGATGATATTATTATTGATTTTACAGACACAATTAACGGTTGCAAAACTAAGGCCAAGTTAAAAAAGGAAATCGAAAACATTGAATCCTGGAAGCCCATAGAATCTGATTACGGCAGTTTGTTTGATTACCTTAAGAAACAAATTGAAGGTGTTTTATACGCTGCAAAAAGAAAACTGGAAAACCAAAAAGAAGAAATAAGTGCCGCGCCAGAAAGCAAGTTTACAGAAGAAACCTGGAAGCAGGATTGTATAGAATTTTACAAAATCTTAGGTATTAAAGAAGCCGACATAGAGGCAACCTTAGAAACCGCCTTGCAGCTTTATGGTTCTTATGAAATGGTGTTTGGCAAGCGGAATGAAATACGAGATAAATTTAACGAATCCGTAATGCTTAAATCTTCCGCAGGCAAGGAAGTTAAAATAAAAAACCGGAGAAAGATAACCAGTTACCAGGTTATAAAAGAAGCAGACGTTCCGCATGAATACATGGAGCCGTCTAAGATAAAGATTAAACTGGCAATGAAGCTGCATAAAGACAAAATAGACGCGGGCGAATTTAACATACCAGGAATTGAGTGGAGCGAAGAAACTAAAGTCACATTCAGATGAGAATACGAAAATTAATTCTTATCACGGCTGTAATGACGATGGTAAGACGAGTGTTAAATTTAATCTTAAACCTAATCTTCAAAAAGCTATGACACAAAAATCAATGCAAGGCATACGCGATTGCTTAAAAAGAAACAAATTTCTAATCACCAAAGAATGCGAAATACCAAACGGCAATCAAATGCGATTATCTAACGGCAGCGTGGTAAACATTTACACCGGCACCGGAAAGATTAATGTGTTGGGGCAGAACAAGGATACAAATAAGCTCATCGAAAACTGCTTAGGAATACAATGATTAAGCGCGAAGGTATTTGTGTTGTATGTAAGGGCAAGGCAATCATCGCAAAGCGCCTGCCAAGCGGAGACCTTTGTTTTAAGCATAACCAAGACCGGTTATGGGCAAAGAGGCAGGGCAAGCCCAAAGCGCCTAACATACGCACTCTCCGCAAGCCTACGGGTGAATTAATCGTATTTAATCGTATTTACGAAGCATCTCAAGGTAAATGTTGCATTACGGGCGACTTTTTGGTGTTTGACATCAAGAATTTCGCCCACGTTTTAAGCAAAGCAGCTTATCCATCATTCAGGCTATTAGAAGAGAACATCTTACACTGCCGATTTGAATTCCACCATTTATACGATAACGCAGGCACCGAAGAGGTGTTAAAAAAGTACCCATACGCGACATGGGTGTATGAATTAAAAAACAAGTTAAAAATCAAATACTATGCCAAGACCAAAAACAATTCTCACGGAATCGATGACTAAATACGAACGCTCAGGCATCATTATCCGATGCTGGCGTCAAGAAGAAAAAACGGACAGCGAATCAATTCGCGAAAGCACCCAAGCAGTAAAAGCGATTTGTAATTATGCCTACGAGCAGAATGTTTCAGGCGTAGAAAACTTTTACCATGCCTGCGCTCTCCAGGTATTAGAAATGGAGCGAGTAAATGCCGTAGAAGTATTAGACAAAGCAACTGGCATCGGTGTTGTATTGTACGCAGATTGGCCGTAAAAATGAAAATATATCCAGGCACCTTTTTATCTTGTTCAAGATTAATACATCAAAGAAAATTGAAAGAAAAAACATACACCCCCGCACCAATTCAAATCAGATGTCATTGTCCATGCCACGAATTTCCGGAGAGAATAAAGCACACGGAACCATGTTGCACGAATGGAGTAATTTTATTACCTTGCACGGAAGTATTTAACGGAGAATGGTTTAATAAAGAAAACAATAAATGAACACTAAAAAAAACGGTCTTAGATTCTGGCACGGTTTCGGTCACGGAAAATATTACAGCAAAGACAACAGAACCACGATTTATGTTGCTGCTTATGGATGGTCTGAAGCTGCAAGATTAGTAAGCCGAGCCTGCTTTAAATCATTAACCGCTATCAAGGCTCACGAAATCAAAGCCAACTACATCGAAGCATGGGGCACGCCTATGGAAGGCATCACACCAACGGCACCTTGTTTATTTATTCAAGAAGATAATTTTACACCAAGGCAAATTATATAATGTCACAAGACAGAAAGAAATACCTTGCTGATTACTACCAAAAGCATAAAGAGGTGATGGATAAAAGAACAAAAAGGTTTTTTAAAAACAACATCGAAAAGAAGCAGGAATATAATTTAACACACCGCAAAAAACAGCGATTAAAAAATAATATTTAATTTTGCGGAACCTAAAAATGTTTTTATTAGGTTAAATGAAACAAAAACCAGGCCCACCTAAAGGAGTAAGATTTGGTGGAAGACAAAAAGGAACCGTCAATAAAGTCAACAAAGACTTGCAGGCAGGTATTAGGGAATTGCTGGAAGGGCTGCAACCAAAAGTGGCTGGATGGATAGAGCGGGTATCAAAAACAGACCCTGCAAAAGCATTTGAGTTGTATATGAAGTTTCACCAATACTGTATTCCAATGCTAAATAAATCAGATGTAGGAATTGGTAATCAAATCGAAAATAAACCCTTCATTCTTGAGCTTACAATGCCAGCACACCAAAACGGAAACGGTAATGGACATGGCAAATGAAATTAACCGCCAAGCAAACAGAAGCCTACCTACTTGCAACGAGCGGGAAGAAAAAGATAATCTTATACGGTGGCGCAATTCGTGGTGGCAAGACATATTGGTTAATACTCACCTTTGCTTCACTTTGCAGCAAGTATCCGAAATCGCGCTGGGTAATTGTTAGAGAGTCGCTGCCAACACTTAAACGAACCACGTTTGTTACATTAAACCAAGTAATGGAGCAAGGCTTAGGGGCTCACGTTATATCTAACAACCGCGACACCAATACCATTACATTTAAAAACGGAAGCCAGATAATATTCATGGCAGAGTCCTTTTCCGATGACCCAGAGTTAAACCGGTTTCGTGGATTAGAAGTAAATGGAGGCGGCGGAGACGAGCTTAATGAATTGCAGCAAGAAACCTTTTACAAATTAATTGAACGGGCAGGAAGCTGGAACCAATCAGTACCACAACCACCCATCACTCTCTTGTTTACTTGCAATCCTTCTCAAGGCTGGGTTAAAGAGCAGTTCTATGACCGTTATATCAATAACAAGCTGCCTGAGGACTGGGCATACATACCCGCCAAGATAACAGACAATCCTTACACCGACCCAGCATACATCCAGAATCTTAAAGAGAATATGCCTGCGGACTTGTTTCAGAAGTTCGTTGAGGGAGATTGGGATATTACTAAAGTCATTAATCCATTTGCGTCTGAGTACGATTATCGCGTACATGAAGACAGGGCTGTAAGATTCGACCCCTCAAAACAACTTATAATACATTTAGATTTCAACACCAACCCTTTCGCTATTTCGTTTTCACATTGCTGGGCAGATGCACAAGGCGGAGTGCATGACCACCAATTCGACGAAGCGGAGATATATGATGGCAATATTCCTAAAGGTGTCGCGCTTATTAAGGCACGTTATGCAAATAAGCTTCGCGATTGTTTGCTGACAGGTGACGCAATTGGTTATTCGCTTAAAGATATGTCGGGCGCAAAAAACCTTTCTTATTACCAGCAGCTTAAAGAGGGATTAGGATTAATGGAACGCCAAATCGTTACACCAGACTCCAACCCATCGCACCATACAAGTCGTTCAGATGTAAACTACTTACTAAAGCATCATCCTGACTTTAAAATCAATCCTCTTACCTGTCCACGCACCTGCGCAGATATGAGAACGGTGCAATGCGATTCGCTTGGGCAAATAATTAAAGGCTCAAGGAAAAACCTTACACGCAGGGCAGACTTCTTGGATACTGTTCGCTACAAAATAAATTCTTTTTGGAAAGAATGGATTATTAAACACCAAAAAGTCGCGGGCATTAGGCAAGTTATGGAAAATATTTATCAATAAAAGTTGTTTCTAATTAAATTACTTTTACTTTTGCGGGCATGAGCTGTAATTGTGAAATCACATTAAAGGTTCCTAATTGTGATGAGTCTTTTGGTGGCTCAGACTCCATGTCGTTCGAGATTCAAGAACCGTCATATATAACGCCAGGCAGCGGCTCTTATGTTGGTGTACTTACCAACCTTGCCACATCCAGAAAAGATTTAGTTGACGTTCAAATCGATGCTCCTGATGGAGTGTTGGTAACGGTACGCGAACCCAATCAAACCAACCAAGCATTCGCGGCAGGTGTTTTGTACCAGTTGCAAGTGTTTGAATTTAACTCAGACCCAGGTCACAATACACCGTTAGACATGGAAATAGAATTACCCGTCAACAGCGGAACTATAATCACCACCAAAACCTTGTGTATAATTTTTGAGCCATGATTTTATACGCACTCCTAACCCTTTCTTTCTTTGTCCTGCTTGCACTTGCAAACTCGTTATACATAAAAGGTCTTCACGGAGCTCTTGATTACGAGAACATCCAAGTGATTCTAAAATACAGGGCAACCGTACACCAAGGTGCCGGATATATTGTATTAAACGGAAAACAAGAAAATATTTTAGAGTCAAAAGAAGGAGAGCTGTCAGTATTTACAGCAGATTATCCTGAAGTAAAATTTCATAAACTGCGGAAGTCAATAATTAAATGGGAGATAATATCCATCAAAGAAATCGTTAATTTAAAACAGTCCAACATCCTTTATCCTATCAAGAAATGGTTCCTAAGAACGATAGGCGACTGGTGGTCAAAACCTTTTGTCGGTTGCATTTATTGTATGTCATCAATTCATAGTACATACATCTTCTTTCCTGTCTTAGCTGCTCTGCAATGCGATATCTGGGCTTACTTTGCATATCCTTTATATATTGCCCTAACGTCTGGCATATCTTATCTAATCTACAAATGAGCAGCAATAAAGAACAGTTCCTTTTAATTAATGAGCGTCCTGAAGGAATGCCTTATGAAGAATATAAAAGGCTAAGGAGCCAACAAAAAAAAGCACATAAATTTGCCTACAGGGTATGGGATAACGCTAAACACGGAACCTATACCGTGAAAAAAGCAGCAGAATTAAAACGTAAAGGAATACCATTTGCATGAACCTATTCAAGAAAAAATACAGCCCAGAGCAATTAGAGAAAATCTACAACGAACACCAAAGCACGTTTGAGGACTTTTACTTTAAGGAGCGACACCGCCCAACCACTCACAAAGAATTAGAACGCTGCTATGTAGATTTAGCCGGCAAGGTATATTACCGCATTCCTAAGGGCATAGAATTCCCGTTAGAGCGTCATGGCAAGGCAAAACACTTTTTAATGTTAATGAAAGCAGGATTGTCGGATACAGAAATCGAAAAGATAATTGCCTCAATGGAGTCTTTGCTACCTCAAATCACGGCAGGAAAGAACGCTGCTAAATTAGGCTACCTAATCGAAGAGATGCGTCGGCGCAAGGACATTATTCTTCACACCGAATTACTTTATAACTACCAAGCCGTCCACTGGATACGACAGGATGAATCCATAGATAAATACTCTAATGAGATTCAAATGCAAAAGGTAGACCAATTTAAAAAAGAGGTGGCAGAAAAAGGAGCACGGTTTTTTTTTGCGACAGAGGAGTTGAAGAGTATATTAGCAAAGCTCAATTGGTCGAACGCCGAGTGGGAGACATATTGGCACGAATCTCTGGTGGAGCAGCGAGCACTGGACGAGACTTTGAAGATAATTTCATCAAGCAAAGACTCATTCGCGCAGAAAGAGACCTTGAAAAGCAATTAATGATTCTTGCGAATGGCGACATTTCGCAATATATGTCGATGAAAAAAATAACGGTAGGCGAATATTTAATTAAATTAGAGTTGCACGTTGAACACTTAGAAGCAATCGAAAATGGCAGCAGATGATATCTTAATAAAGATACGAGCGCAGATAGACGAATTTCGTTCGCAAGTAAACTCTGCCAAAGAATCATTGCGTGGATTATCTGACCAAGAAAAAGCAACTAACCAGCAGCGCAAGGCAACGGATGCCGAATTAACCAATGCCGCTAAAAGACGGAAGCAATTAATCCAAGAGGAGACCCAGCAGCTTAAACAGTTTCAGGCGCAACTAAAGACAGCGTCTTCTGTCAAAGAGATTAAGGAATTAAATTCCGCAATCGCGACATCAAAAACAAACATCGCCACGCTGTCTGGCGAAACAGCAAAGCTAAATTCCGTATCCGCGGTCGCACGTGAACAGTTTTTAAGATTAGGTGCCGTATTAGTCGCTGCATTTGGAGTAGAATCGATTATAAGATTCGGTTCAGCATCCGTTAAATCATTTCGTGAAGCGGAATCGAGTGCTAAGTTATTACAGACCGCAATCACCAATATCGGTGGTGAAGGAGAAGAGGCATTTAATCGCTTAATTGCACAGGCTACAAAGTTCCAAGACATTTCCATATTTACGGATGAGCAAATTCAGGGAGCGCAAATCCAGCTCGCCCAATTTGGGTTATTATCTAATGAAATTGAACGAGCAATTCCTCTTATCGTAGACTTTGCGTCCGCCCAGCGTATAAGCATAGGGCAGGCGACAGATAGTGTAATACAAGGCATCAATGGCGTTACTCGCGGGCTTCGTCCGTATGGATTAGAGTTTAAAAATACAGGCGATAAAGCGCAAAACTTTGGAATCATATTAGAAAAGCTAAACCGGTTCCAAGGTCAAACTGCCGCGGTACTCGAAACCTCTGCTGGTCGCGCTGCAAGGTTAGGCAATGTATTTGACGAACTCAAAGAAACAATTGGTGGGCTAATTGAAAGCACTGGAATATTAAGAGGATTAGGTGTCGCATTTGAAGGCTTAATAAGCATATTTAAGACAGCGGAATCGCTTCGCAAGGAAGGTGCCACAAAAATATTGCAAAATGAAGTAGAGGGGCTGCAAACTGAAATTGATGCCGCAATTAAAAAAGGCAAGACATTTGAGGAGGCAATAATAGAACAGGAACAAAGAATAACTAACGCCCAAAAGCTAAGGAGAGAAGAACGAGCAAGGGCAGCGGAAAATGACGATACTGTAGAGCTTAATCGAATTAACGGGCTTCAGCAGTCTTTAAAACTCGAGGCGCAGGCCTTGCAGCTTATTAAAGAAAAGAATAAAGAGGTAGAGAAAACTACCAAACTCGGTTTAACGGAAGAGGAAAAGTCTAAACAACTCGAAGCCTCACAACGTAGAAAAGAACAAGCTCTGGAGCGTGAACGCAAACTAATTGAACAAATTCAGCAATTAAGAATTGACGTTGAGCCTGACGAAGCTAAAAAGATTCAATTAAAAGCGGAAGTAGACCAAGCAAGCTTAAAAGATGTCGAAGTTGATTTGCGCGGCTTAAGTGAAATTGAAAAATCGATTGCACAAAGAACCGCGGAGGCAATTATTCTTATCAACCTAAAAAAGAATCAGGATTTAGGCAAAATAAATTTAAAGTTCCAAGACGACTTAAATAAAAACCTTGAAGCGGCAACGGAAGATGAGCGCAAAGCAGCGGAACGCAGGTTAGAAATTGAATCACAAATCAACGAACGCTTAAAAGCTCGCAAGCTTCAGAACCTACAAGAGTTAAACAATACGGAACTGATTGCCTTAAGGCAGATACTGGAAGAAGAAGCGCGATTAGAAATCGAAGCAGCAAACCAAAGTAAAAAAACCGCAGAAGAAAAAGCCCTTGCGATATTAATTATCGAAGACGATTTAGTTGCTAATCTTAAAACGATAGACAGCCAAATAGCCGACAACTTCCGAGAAGTGATGCAAGATGTGGTAGATGTCGCGACGTCTGTATTAGGGCAGGTAGATAATTTGTTAAAAGTGCAATCCGATAACCGAATTTCAGCATTGCAAGCGGAACTCGATGCACTAACCGACCAGCAGGACATAGAGCTTCGACAGTTAGAAGACCAAAAATCTAAGAAACTAATTAGTGAGCAGGATTACAGGAAGCGTTCCGATGAAATTGCCCAGCGTAAAATTGTTGCCGAGAAAAAGGTCGCAGATGCGGTTAAAGAAGAGAGGCGCAAAGAAGCCCAGCGCGAAAAACTGTTTTCCATATTTAAAATAGGCTTAATACTTGCAGAAGCGATAGCGAGCTTAAATGTTGCTAAGGCAATCATAGCCGCAGCTGAATTAATTATTGTTACCGCAACACCTTTGCCATTTAAGCATGGCACTAAGGGCAGGAAAGACACCGGATTAGGCATTGTAGGTGAAGAGGGGCAAGAAATGATTCATATGCCCAAAGGAACTCAAGTTGTTCCAGCACCGCAAACCAAAAAGTACCGCACCATGGTTGATGCGATGATAGATAATAAAATGGAAGACCATATCATGGAATTTTACGTCTATCCCGCTTTAATTGCAGCGCAAACGAAACGCAAAGAGCAAGATTCAAAATCATTTGCTGATAACATAGTACAATCATTGAAGTTGAATAACAACCAAGACTTCTTGGATGAGTATGGCATGGGCAGAGCATTAAAAAAAGGAGTGTCGATAACAAACGTAGACGCTCTTGCTAAAGCTATCGCAAACCAGTTAAACAATTACATAGACCCACGTAGATTCTAATGGCCTGGACAATCACAGACAGCGGCAGGTATATAATATTCGATGACGGCATATTGCAGCACGTAGCGAAAAAGGTTTATATTGAAACGGTAGTCAGCGGAGATATTGTTTCTATTTATTGGCACGTTCAAGAACTTGCTCGCATATCGCGCAGGCTATTGGAGATAGATTGGAACGATGTGACCACACCAGTCGTGGTATCAGCAGCAGATTTAGAAACCAAAATACTTGCTATGGTAACGACCATTACAGGGCTGGTGATATTTTCTCAATTGACGTTGGTTTCGGGGGCGATAAATGGAATAAACACGGTCTTTCGCTGGTCGTCAGAACCATTGCAAATATTCTGGCAAGGGCAGAAGCTTGTTCACAATGCACTTGTAAATGGCTATACTTTATCGGGTACGGACAGCACACACACAGAAGCACCGATGACAGGAGATAATGTCGAAGCATACGGAAACATCTAAATATAAAAATATGAAAAAAATAATCACATCAATTTTATTCTTGATATCGATTCAAGGGTATAGTCAATTCAATGCTTCGCAAATCAAGAAAGACGGAATAACGATTATCGGTAATGCGTTAAATCAACTATCTGTAGATACCACTAAGGTCGCTTCCGCATACGCCAACTCACTCAAACTAAATATTTCAGATACCGCTGCAATGCTGGTGAATTATTTAATTTACGGTGACACGGCATCAATGCTTACCAATTACATTCTTGCATCTGAGGTCACTACCTATACAGACGAAATGGCACAGGATGCCGTTGGCGGAATGGTTAATTCGAGTTTGACTTATACTGACGGCACTCCGTTGTTATCCATAGCCAGCGCCGACTTCGGAAACATAACTACGAGTACCAATGGAACTGTTTGGACTATTGATGTCGGCTCCGTATTAAACACCATGTTAGCCAATAGTACCATTAGCGGAATAGCACTCGGTTCCAGCCTTGCGGATTTGACAGCTACGAATTCAACATTAACTTTTTCTGGAACATATAATGGCAGCGCGGCAAGGACAATAGGATTGAACTTGGGAGCGGCAAATACCTGGAGCGCGGACCAGTCTGTACCTGATGAGGCGTACGATGCTACAGGTTGGAACGGCTCTTTTGAAGTGCCTACCAAGAATGCGGTTCGTGATAAAATTGAAACGATGTCAGCAGGCGGTTTAACTATCGGCACAACAACAATAACCAGCGGAACAGACAAACAGCTTTTATTTAATAATGCAGGCGTCCTTGGTGAAATAACAAGGAATACGACAGCGACAAATAAATTTTTAAGACAAGTGAGCTCAGGCACCGCTACATTTGAAGAGGTGGCAGACGCTGATTTATCGACTTCGGATATAACGACAAACAATGTGACTACCGCCAAGCACGGGTTCCTACCAAAAGCACCTAACGATTCAATGCAATTTTATAGAGGCAATGCGGCATGGGATAGACCACAGGGATTGGTCGTTCTTATCGCGTCAAATGAAACGGATACATCCGGAACCACGACATCGCTGTTATCGAGACCGTTGACCACGCCCGATTTGACACCGTATTCACAGATAATATTAGAAACCGAGGTCGGTCTTTCTGGAGTTGCCAATGCGACTAACGAAGTGTCTTTTGCTATTGAAGGAAACTTAGGAACAACGACCTTTCAAACTATTAATCTAAAACAAGATGCTACTGGTGCAGGAGACCTTTGGAAACTTGCTGCAAGTCTTAAATGGTCGGGAGCTTCAAATGTCGCTCCATATTCTATCCAGGTTACCGTTGTGGCTGGATTAGGAACTTGGACAATTTATGGTTTTAGAATTTACGGAGTCTATTAAAATGGCATATCGATTTACCATAGACGGAAGCATAGTTAATGAAGTCGGCAACATTGTCGGTTGGGAAGGGATTGTGTCTACATTGGAACGCGATGCGAGCACGTTGAAAGGATTGTTAGTTTCATTAGATGTCACGTTGACTTTTGTTGGTGACATGTACCGTTATTTTTATAATAAATTTTATGGCACCGGAATCTGCGATGAGACGGATATTGTTATTGAATGGATTGAACCTGACGGAGTTGTGATTACAAGAATTTTTCAGGGCAAGATTTTAAACGCTTCAATAAAATTAAGTGAATTACACGGAGAGGCAAAGTGCAAATTAATAGACGATTCTTTTTATGCCAGGATAAATAATAACAAATCCATATCCACGGTCCCCAATGCGGGCAGGTCAAAGAACGATATTTCGATAACTAAGGCGCCGGTGTATCATGTAGATATGTTTAGGTGCGATACCGGGGCATTTGTTGACGAAGCGCCTTCGTTTTTCTTGTATGATGTATTTCGTTATTTAGTAGATTTTATGAGTGACGGAGAAGTTGGGTTTGCAAGTAATTTTCTTCTCAACGATTTACAAATTATGGTCACCAACGGTTATGCTATACGAACAGGCGGCCTATCAACGCCAAATTGGGCAACTTCGTTTGAGCGTATGTTTAAAAACCTTTATCGTACCCGTAAATGCAGTTTCGCAATCGAGTACGATATAAACTACAAACCAATTTTAAGAATAGAGGAAGACGCTTATTGGTACAGCACTACCCAGGTAATGACATTTACAGACCCGATAGCCTTTATTGCCTCAATAAAAGAAACGGAATTATACGGCAAGGTTAAATTCGGGAGTCAAACCATCGCAGACTTCACTTACCTGTCATGGTTAGAGAATGTTCGTTTTAATGGTTTTAAGGAGGAAGAAATGCACATTTTGGGTCAATGTAATATAGACAACACGTTAGACCTTGTTCGAGATGTTGTATTGAGCAGCAATGTAATCGAGGACAGTTTAGTTCAAAACAATCCGGATTGGGACGATGAATTGTGTTGGATAGAAGTTGAGAATCTAAATATCGGAGCATTGACCGCCGATGCCAAAATGTCTAACCCATACGGAGCCACGCCACCGCAGTTTTATAACATGGGCTTAATAAATTCCAAAAGTGCATTGAGCCACTTCGCTACATTCCAAGGCTCCATTGCAAGTTTTATAAATATTTTGAGCAATGATTTTCAGGGTAACATAACCGCGTCCAAGCAATGGTCGGATATTACAGTACCGCCTATTCCGCTGGGTGGCACACCACTTGCCTTTGACCCTCTTGTTTATAATACTGAAATAGACTTCGGAGGAAACTTTGATTTGGCGACATATACCTGTCCTGAAGTCGGCTTCTATACATTTGGATTCACGGTCAGGTATAACGTGTCGGGTTTATACAGCGGAATTAATTCAATGGAGGTTTGGTTTATTATAGATAACTTTCTCGGTCAACCGGCAATACAGCTTTATAACGTCCACAATACTTCGCTACCATTAGGGAATGGTAATTTTGTATTTACTATGTCAGGTCAATTTTACGCACCTGCGCCAGGCGCTCTTGTTCGGTCAATACTTCAATTAAGATTAACAGGCACCTTTACACAACCTGTCCACCAAATATTTACGTTGAAGCCCGATACAAGATTTTTTGCATTTCAGACACCAACCTCCGGAGGTCTTTATGCTGATTATGACCCAGCAGATGTAAAGCTGGTTCAAATGCAATTAGATTATCCATTAACTTTGCAGGAGTTCCAAACCATCAAAAATAACACTCGCGGATTGTACGCTGTTGCTTTAACTCAAGCAAGAAACAGGTTATACAAAGGATGGATTGACAAAATCAAATACAATCACAAAGAGCAGATGGCAAACATAATTCTAAAATCATCATTCAATGTCGCTGATTAATATACCATATCAACCCTTAGGATTTACGCCTAACAAAAGACCAACCTCAGAGGACTGCGGATGTGATGAGCGTACATATTGCGCGATGGCTCAACCGGACGACCCTTTGTGTATGCAATTTAAGCAAACGCCTTGCGAGCCAAGTATTGCTTGTGATGGAAATTTTCTTGCTATTGAATCCGACCAGGAATCTATTGTCGACCCCGAGTTTGATGATGCGGGCGGTAATTTTATTAGTAACTCAGATTTCGGCAATACTTCTTTTTGGGTCACACAACCTTCGTGGTCTATTGCTGCTGGCGTGGCAACTAAGGTTGCTTCGGCTGGTGATGAAACGATGACGCAAACAATAACGCCCACGGTTGTCAATGCAATGTATAAGATTATCTTTACGATAAGCAATTATGTGGCGGGCGCCATGAGGGTGAAATTTGTTTCGGGTTCGCAGCAACAATTTAGCTCTTTAATATCGGGCAACGGAACCTATACTGTTTATTTAAAATCAACACGAAGCTCGGACAATGTTGGCGTTGCCTATACGACATTTTCAATTATCGGCAACGCTGCTTTCGCTGCTGACATCGACAATGTAACCTGCCAACGTATGGCAATCACGTGGAATTTCGGAGCATATTCAAGTCTTTATGGTTCTTGGCGATTAAATGAAACTTCGGGTTGGGCGGAGGCATTCGGAGGCGCGATATCTAATGGCGTTATGGCACAGATAGGCGGAGTGGTGCCAAATTCAAGCTATAATTTAAAAGTTACTTTCGAAGCCAGCGCCGACGGTGACATTCAATTCAATGTAGGCGGTTCGTTGATAGCAATAAATGTCTTTGGTGCGAGCACGCAAAACATCCTAATAACCTCTGGAGCGGGAACGGATTTCTCAATGAAAGGAATAACTGTCAACGGATTTGTTGGAGAGATTAGCGAAGTGAAATTAATTTTATTACAAACAGACTGCTGGACATTTGACGCTGATGAATGGACAATAGGTATTTCTTCACTATGCAAAATTCCTGGTGTTGCGGATACATTAACTAATTCCATTCAGTTAGATGCCGGAGAATTATATCAAATAGAATTCACTATCTCGGGCAGAGGTATCGGAAAGATAACAGCGATAGTTGACGGCATACCTCTGGTCGAGGCAGACGAAAACAAGACCTATAAAATATTCACTACGCCAACAAATAACAGCCTATTGTCTTTTTATGCTGATGCTGACTTTGACGGATGCATCAGCGGAGTTTATATTTATTTGCTCAAGCAAGATTATAAAATCGAACTTCGTAATTCCGATGGAGATTTTATTCTTGATTTGCCTTCCAGTGCATTTAATTACTTCGAGGACTTTGTAACCGTATGCTTTCGTTTCGAGACACTTCGTGATGAGTTTGATGAGAAGGTGCCTTACGGATGTTACCAACTTTATGTTTATGATTTTTGCGCCATTCAATTTCAAGAAATTATTACAGACGGAGAGTTTGTAAATATTCTTGGAGCGTATTGGGTTCAGTTCATAACCGATATTAATTTATATATCAGTATCGTAGCAGAAGAATTAACTGCCGAAAATGTAGCTGCGTCAACATCCACTATTGATTTAAAAAATTATTGGAACGGAAGTTCAAACGACATCAACAATCCATTGCAAGTTCCTGAAGGTCCTCATAACTATAAAATCGAATACGATGTAATATCTAACGCAGACCCGGCTAATATAATTATGGAAGTATTGTTAGGAATGACAGTCGGTGCGGTAAGTTATCCCGCAACCGTAGGGCATCACATCGTGTTTTTGAATGATGCGGCACCAGACCCAATGTCAGACCCTCCGCCTCAATACTTTGGGGTACGGTTTAAATTCAATTCAAGTGTTGTTGGCAAAATAGTTGTAGATAATATATCTGTGAAACGGGTAGAACCCTTTGAAGCTGCCTTTATTTCGAGATGTATAAGATACAAAGAATCTTTTCCATGTACTTCATTTATAACGGCAACGAATACGGATGACGCTTTTGGATTCAATTTCTTTGACACCGGATTCGCATTGCAGCAACGGCTACCGGTCAAGGGAATCAATCCAACTTATCCGCAAGACTCCAGCGATTATTTATTTAGCGAAGGAAGCAAGCGTAAAAACTTCAGCCAGTCAGAAAAAGTTTGGATACTTGTTATTGCAGAGGTGCCAGAATGGTTACATGACGCCATACGGTTAATGAGAGCGTCACAGACGTTCCGTATAGGCGAACCCAGCACTAACACCTTTACGGATTACTTCTGCCCGCAGGGCGATTACATACCAGAGTGGAAGAAGACAGGCCAATTAGATTTAGCCGCTGTAAGATTTGAAATTCAATTAGCAGATACCGATGTTAAATTTATGAGAAACATCTAAAAAAATATTTATAACTTTGCGAAGTCGCTACGGTGCCACGCCGAACCAAGGCATTAAAATATGGTTCAAGCCCTACATTAGCCAAAAACATCATGGCAAATTGCCTCAATTACAACTGCGAAAACCTGGGTGACCACGAAATTAGTATAGTAAATTGTGGAGCACCAATCGCTTCTGGATTTTCCAATGCAATCATTCTTGAATGTGACCATCAGGTTACGGACGCGAGCGATGCAACACAGGTTCAGGCAGAAATTGATGCTGGCAGGGCGAAGCTGGTCAAAAACATTAAGGCGGGAATAAACAAAGCCTCTGCCGAACAAACTGACCCGACTACATCTTGCGGTGTTGAGAATTTAACCACGTACAACCGTGCGGGTATTTTCAAGGACTTCAATGTGTCAGAAAACAATATCGATTTTTACAATCGATTAGCATCGGGAAGAAGTATAGGCGGGCTTATTTTGTTTGAGTGCGAAACGGACGGCTATCCTGAAAAAGTAACTTTCATTGACAAAGAAATTCGCTTCACAGGTGACCGTGTCGTAGCAGACACAAACAAAACGCCACAGGTGTTTGATATGGACTTTGCATGGAAATCCTTGCAAATGCCCACCCAGCACGATGCCCCGCCAGGCATTATTGATAACAACTAAAAGACGCCAGCCCCGTAAGGCTGACACCTTTTAGGTTTAACTTAACCTAAATTGAAAACAAAAGGAATTTTTTTAATTGCGTTTGGCGACAAGGCGTATGTTTATATGGCATACAACCTTGCTTTTTCTATAAAACATTTCAATCCTAATTTACGAATAGGACTAATGCACGATGACAACATTCGATATCTTCAAGCATACGAAAAAACGGTGTTTGATGATTTTTACGAACTGCCTCAAGACTTGCTATGGAAAGAAGGACGGTTAGACCCCGCAAACATTAAAATCAATTTATATGACTTAATACCTTATGACGAAACATTGTACCTGGATGTGGACGCGGTTGTTACGCAAGACATCAGCCGGATATTTGAGGAGCAGACGGGCAATTATTACATTCATATACTGGACGAGACGACATTAGAAAAGGGTCGCGATTTTCCAAATATGATTTGGGCGTGGATGGACGATGTTTACGAACACTTTAATCTTAAACCTGAAACTAAATTTCCTGCCACCAATTCAAGCATACAGTTAATCCGTAAGGGCGAATACTGCGAACACTTTTTCGCACGGCTTAAAGAAAATTATAATAACCCGCTTCCGCTTAATAAACTTCGCTCAACATGGGGGCAATCGCAGCCCGACGAGTTATATATCAACGTAACCTTAGCGCAGATGGGCTACGAACGCCTTAAACAGTATATCTTCTTTGGGCATACGTTCGCAAAGCAAAAAGACGCAGAGCTTCTTAAAGAGTATCTAATACTGTCAATCTATGGGGGGTGGGGTGTTACCCGTCTTCGTTATGTTGAACTCTACGACAGGCTCTTGGGCAGGAATTATTTCAGGGCTCATAAGATGAACTACATACACCGCTCAAATAACCTTATCCGCCCAAAGCATTCAAATAAATCTTCTAAGCCTGCCAAGAAAGAAGTAGTAAGTGAGATTAAAAAGCTGGGTCGTGATGATAACGCAAAGACAGGCGAGCAGATAACTTTATTTACCACCTATTACAAGGACGAAAAAGAATCGCGCAATAAAGAATATCTAAACTGCCTTCAAGCAAACATATCTAATCCGGAAATTGACAGGATTGTCATTATTTGCGAATCAGA